GCACGCTGTTCGCTGGTGGCGGACGACGCACACCGCGACCGACCTACACCATTGAGGCCGCGCCGCCAGCGGTAAACCCGCGCGCCACGATCGGCGGCAATCAACCTCCGCCCGAGGCAGCATTCCCACAATACGCCGAGCAGTACCCGCCAGTCGGTCCGCCGGCGCCGGCTTACGATAAGATCAAAAAGAAGGACTACCTCGAAAAGATGCCGACGCCTGAAGCCGAGGCGTTTATCAAGGCGCGCAAGAAGATCGAGGCGGACATGGCCAAGAACGGCTATGTGCCAATGTTCGATCCGGCGCAGCGTTTCCATGTTGATCCGAGCAACTACCCGCCCAACGTCGACACGCAAGACATCGTCCCGGCCAAGCAAGAGACGATCGATAAGCACATGGAGAACATCGGCAGTGAGGAGAGCCGTGAGCGGCTGCGCGCCGCCTACCAGCGCGGCACCGAGCTGCCTAACACGGACCGTTGGTACGCGATGGGGCAGCTCGAGAAAGCGTTCATCGACGAGCTCGGACCTGAAGAGGGGCGCAAGGCATTCCAGAACCGCATCGGCACCGCGATGGCAGCGACCACCGGCGGCGCGGATCCCAAGTCGAATTGGCTAATGGCGGCCTACGGCAATTATCTGCGCGCCAATAACCTGCCGCTGCCCGAGGCGTCGCATCAGTATCCGGTACCGATCGGTGGGCGCTATGCGGCCGGCAACATGGAGATGTTTGACAAGGTGTTTAACCAGGGCGGCTTTGCTGGTCTCGGTGCCGGCAATCCGAAGCGGCATAATTTCAGCCAGAACTTCACCGGCAACCAGGCCGTCCCGACCATGGACGAGCAGATGACCTCAGGGATGACGCCGGGCATCAACATGCCGCCAAAGGGACAGTATGGCCTCTATCAAGCTGTCCTGGCTGACGAGGCGGCGCGCTTGGGTGTTACGCCGCAGGAGTATCAGGCGATCGCCTGGTCAGGCTTTAAGAACCAGAAGGATCCCAAGTACACCCGCGGCAAACCGTTTATCGAGACCGTGAATGAGAGCATCGAGCGCACCTCGCGCCTCACTGGCATGGCTCCGGAAGAGGTGCTTAAGCGCGGTGTGATCCGCGGCGAGATCCCGCTCTATGCGCTGATGGGCATGGTAGGGACGGGGGTTGGCGCCAAGTCTTTTGGCTCGATCGCCGATCAATCGGACTACAAGTGATGACGCATCTCACACCAGGCGACCGCGTCGTACTCTTCAATGATCGGGCCGGCCTCTTCACGCGTACGGCTCAAACCACGCAATTGCCGCATGATCATGCGCCATTGCGCGGATCCTTCCAGAACCGCGTCCTTGCGCTCGAGCAGCGTGGTAATGGTCTGCTCCAGGTTGTCCATGTCGCTAGATTAACCCACTAGAGAGGAGGCCACAATGGCCCAATCTGCGCTGACCGTGACCCCGCCCAACCCGACGCCGCCCACCAACATGAGCTGCACCGGAGCGACGCCGCCCAACCCGCCGAACTACACCAAGAACACCTACATTGACTGGGCACCGGACACTGACTTCGACACCAACCCGCCGCCTTACTTCGACGACGGCGCGGCCGGGTCACTGGTGGCGTTCGCCACCAACACCGCGGCGCTGGCGTCAGGTTCCGGCGCCACCGCCGGCGGCACCGAAGGCAGCTACCCGGGCGCTGGCGGTGTGTCGCCACCGAACGCGCACTTCATGGGTGCGGTGCCGGCGAGCACCAGCGTCGCGCACGAGGCGGCTGGGACCGAGACGGTGGTCACTGGCACTGTGGCGAACCCCTCGCCGAATGGTCAGCTGCAGACGGTAAGCGTGTTCGGCGCCTATACCTCGACGCCGAACGCCAGCCATGCGTCTTACCTCTCCGCCGGTACCGCGCCGGTGATTACCGGCCTGTCGGCGGGCGGCACCGCGGGCGTCGGCACCACGTCACTGACCGTGACCGGTACCGGCTTTACCCGCGCCAGCACGGTCTTTGTCGACGGCGTTAAGCAAAACTCCAACTATGTCTCCGCGACGTCGCTCACGGTGGCTGGCGCCCCGAAAAAGCTCACCGCCGGCAACAGTGTCGTGACGGTCAGCAATGGCGGCGGCGTGCCGAGCAATTCGTTCAACTGGGCGTTCACGTAAATAAACGCTGTAACGTTAAGGAGGCGACCATGAGCAAGGAACCGCGGACGCACGACGACGGCCGCAACGACAAGCAGCGGCAGCAACAGGCGCGCGAGCTGGAGATAGAGCACGAGCGCTCGCGTCAGCGCGATCAGCGCCAGCACCGCGATGACGATCCCAACCGCCTGGCTGGGCGCCCGGACGATGCCAAGCTGCGTGACAACGCAACACCGCGCCAGCGCATGGCCTACGAGAAGGACGAGCCCGGGTTTGTCGAGCGCATGGCACAGGAGCGGCAGCGCCCCGACTTCATCGAGCGGACGCTGCCGGAGGATCCGAGCGACCACTACGGTCAGCTGACGCGCGACAACGTCAACCCGGACATCCCGAGCTCGAAGACGCGCGAGGGCCAGATTGCCGACCCCAATACGCTGAAGATGGACCAAAGCCAGCAGGGCGAGCAGCCGCCGGAGCGTGAGGATCAGCCCGAGCAATGGCCGCAGGCGCAGAAGGTGCCGGCCTCGGGCGAATACCAAAAGGCCGATGACCTGCAGCAACAGCACGAAGTCGACCCGAACGCACCGATCCCACCGCTACCGCGCCAGGCCAGCATTAACGAGCCTCCAGGCTCAAACGTGCTGCCGGGCGAGGGCGGGCCGAACCAGCCTCCGGAAGGGTGGCAGCCCCCGACCCAGCCCGGAGGTGGTACGGATGAGAGACTGACACTGACCGACATCGATCCCGACCGCATTCCGGTGCAGCCGGAAGAAATCACTGAAAAGTCAATCACCGTCACCGGCACCGGCTTCTCCAACGAGTGCGTCGTGCTGTTCGATGATGAGGAGGTGCCGACCACGTTCGTGTCTCCGACCCAGCTCAAAGCCAATGTGCCGATTGCACCCGCGGAAGGCACCTATGACGTCGAGGTGGCACGCGGTGAGGAGTTGAGCGACGTGCTCACCTTCGAGATCGTCGCGGCCGAGGAAGGCTCAGGGGCGACCCAGTCGACCAAGCGCGAGAAGCAAAAGCCCAAGCCGAAGAAAAGCGAGCCACCGAGCAAGCGTGCGAAGAAAGGCAAAGGGAAGCGATGAGCGAAGAACTAAGCTTAGGCGCGCGCCGCGTGCGCGCGTCCTTTAATCCGAGCAACAATTCGGCGGTGGACATGCTCAAGGGCACCGCCGCCAAGTTCATCGACCAGTGCGAGGCGCTCAAGAACGGCGATGGTGAGGTGCATCGCTGTCTTGCCCTGGCGCAAACCCACGCTGAAGACGCCGCGATGTGGGCCGTGAAGGCGGCAACGGCCGGAAAATAGGAGAAACGAGGGCCCGCAAGGGCGAACGGTGCCTCAGTGCAGGACAGCGCTACAGGCATCGGCGTGACTTCAGCCGCAAGGCTGGGCCGCAAGCCGGCCAGTCCGACAACGTAAGCTGTCCCTCTTGGACGGTCACCCTCGCTAGGGGAGCCGGTGGGTTCGAGTCCCACTGCTCCCCGCTCATTTACGGAGAACGGCGCTATGGCGGGGATACCAGTTGTCATCAAGCCGTCGGGCGGGCTCCCCGTCACGATTTCGGCCTATGGCGTGCCGATGGAGATCGCCACCAACGGCTTCGGCCTGGCAGTGACGCAGGTGACCAATGGCCTGCCGGTGTCTGGTCTTACCTTCGGTCCGACCCTGCAGCTGACCGGCAACAGCGTAGCAGAGAACTTAGCGGCGAACACGACGGTGGGCACTTTGTCGGTAACGCCCGGCACCACCGGCACGCCAACCTATACGCTGACCGACAGCGCCGGCGGCAAGTTCAATATCTCCGGTAATACGTTGCGCACCAGTGTAGGGCTCAACTACGAGGCGGCGACGTTCCACAACGTCACGGTCAGTGTCTCGGGCCTAACGCCGGCGGTGAGCCCGGTGACGTTCACCATTCTGGTCATCAACGTCGACGATACTGCGCCGATCATCACCTCGTCCAACACCGTGAGCAACGTCGAGAACATGGTGCTGACGCACGTGCTCACCGCCAACGAGCCGGCGACGTTTGTGATTGTTGGCGGCGTTGACATGGCTCGCTTTGAGATCTCCGGCAGCACATTGCGCTGGGCCGGCAACGGCACCAAAGACTTCGAGGCTCCTGACGACAGTGACGCGAACAACACCTACCAGGTGCAGGTGTCCGCTACCGATCTTGCCGCCAACATGAGCACGCCGCAGACCATTACGGTCACCGTGCTGAACGATACTTCGGAAGTGTTAACCGCGCCGGTCAACACTCTTGCGCCGGCAGTCACCGGCACGCTGATCCAGGGTCAAATTCTCTCCTGCAGCACCGGCACTTGGACCGGCACTGCGCCGATCACCTATGCGCGGCAGTGGTACCAGGCACTCGATGATGGCTCGGGCGGTATCCTGACCGACGGCAGCGGCAAGCCGCTGGGCGACCCGATCGTCGGCGCAACGTCGGCCACCTACACGCTCGTCGCCGGTGATGTCGGCGACTTCATCTTTTGCATCGTGACGGCGACCAACGCGGCCGGCAGTGGAACGGCGCACTCGAATGTCACGGCAACGCCGATCGCGCCGCCGGCCGTGACCTATCTCGGTCCCGGCGATGTTGTCCCGGGCGCAGCCTGGTGGGTTGGGTTACGGGCCTACAGTGCGGCCTATGCGGCGTCGGGTGGCCCGGCCATCGACATCGTTGACGGTACTGGCGCCAGTACTCAAGTCATCAATGTGCTGGCCAACGGTCTGTTGGACGAGGCCGCAGTGGCGACATGGAGCACAACGCACGGCACGCCTTACGTTAAGAAGTTATATGACCAGACCGGCAATGGGCGTCACTTCAACAATGCTGATGAAGGTGAATTGCAGGTTAATAGTATCGGTACGGGCGGGACGCTTCCCAGTATTAAGGCCACAAATAACCACGGCATCGTTTTCACAATGGCGGGTGGCTCGACATCTGCTCCTCCGTTTACGTTTGTCCATGTGTGTTTGATCCCAGCGAACGAACTGACGTTCAATTTCGGCAATCTTGTTCAGATACCGGGGAGTGGTGGCGTCTTCTTCATGCCCCCTGATCAAGGTACGTATATTTTCCCGCGTCCGCCGCATGCCATCAACACAATAGAGCGGTTTATTGCCATCAACGACGGGACGAATACGAACGGATCATCGCTCCGCATAAATGGCACGCTTGCGAACGGTACGCTGAACAATTCGGCTCTCTCGGGTAATTATCTCATCACCGCCAATGATGTCGATGCAGTGTTTGTCGAAGGCGGACACTGGCTGATTAAGTTCAGCGGGGCGCAAGATGCCAACATGGACGCTCACCTGGTCGACTACTTAGCGAGTGGATAAATGGGCTATTTTGTCGACCATCTGGTTGCCGCGACCGGCGCGCCGACCGCGCGCGATGTCACTGACGTTTTGGCGGATGCCGTCAACGTCAAGGACTATGGCGCGAAGGGCAACGGCATCGACAACGATGGCGCGGCTATTCAGACCGCACTCGATGTGGCCTACGGGCCGGCGAGCGCGCCGAACAGCAACGTCGGGCTAAATCGATTGGTGGTGCTTCCGAACGGAGAGTATCGGATCGACCAACAGCTGTTCTTGAACCACGTCGCCGGTGCGCGCCTGCGCGGCATGGGGCAGAAGCAGACGCGATTGCGTTATGTCGGTCCGAACTCTGGCCTTCCCGGCGGTGGCGAGGCGGGGCCGCTGACCTCGCTGTTGACGCTCAGGACCGTGACCTATTCGGAGGTCGCCGGCATCACGTTCGATTGCACCGGCAGCAACGCGGCCGTCGGCGTGCAGCTGATGAACGCCCCCGGCATCAACAATGACGGAACCGGCATTGCCTGGCGCGACTGCGGCTTCATTGGCGCGCACACCGGCGCCAACACCGGCGACGGGTTCCTCGCCACCGGCAACGGCACGGGCGCGACGGGATCAGAGCAGCTGTTTGAGGGGTGCCTGTTCGACGGTAATGACCGCGGCGTTATCGTTAGCGGCTACAACGTCTTGAACTACACTTTCCTGCGCTGCGCGTTCAAAAACGGCATCCAGGGCATCGGCGTGCCATCCGGCGCGATCAATCTCGTGCTCGGGTGCTGGTTCGAGAACAACTCTCAGATCGATGTTCACGTCAAGCAAAACGAGTGCCCGACGATCATCGGAGGCTACAGCACCAGTCCGAACGTCTGCCTGATCGGCCCCGGTGCGATCATGTCGTTCTACCACAACCCCAGCTCTGTCGGCGGCATCTGGAATGGGTTAGTTGGTCTCGACCAAGACCGCGCGATCATCGCCATCGATGGCTGCCTCTGCGGCGCAAATAGCAAGCTCATCGGCGGCCCGGTTGACCACATCGCCTACGTGCGCGGGACTAGCTTCTTGAATGCCGCGCCGATTGATTGTGGCTTTACCACCGCCGTTACGATCAGCAACGCCAGCCCTGCCGTCATCGGGTGGCCGTCCCACGGTAGAGTGTTCAAGACTGGCGTGGCGTTTAAGACCACCGGCGCACTTCCGACTGGGCTGCTCCCCGGTGTGATCTATTACATCAGGTCCATCCTCAACACGAACAGCTTTACGGTGTCTGCCACGCCCAATGGAGCGGCAATCAACACGTCATCGGACGGGAGCGGGACACACAGCGTGTCATCAAACGTCAGGGAGCTCATCTAATGCCAGCGTTTGCTGCCTACGCCTTCCCCGCGACTGGCGCGTCCACCGCGCGCACGCTCCCCGATCGGCTCGCCGATATCATCAACGTGAAAGACTTCGGCGCGAAGGGCGACGACAGTTTTGATGATACGCCGAAGGTACAGGATGCCCTCAATGCCGCGTTCGGAGTAGCCAGCAGCCCGCACGGGTCGGCTGGAGCCCTGACCAATCGACAAGTGTTCTTCCCGAATGGGGTCTACCGGATCAACGGCACGCTCAACCTCACCCGCGTGGTGGGCGGGCGCATCTACGGCGCAGGCCCCGCCGCGACCATCATAAAGCAGATGGATGGCAACACGGCGCTGGACATCAACGGCGCGTCGTATCTCACGGTGGAGAACCTGCGGTTTCTCGGTGGTGGCTCCAACAGCCCGATGATTGATCTGGACTGGGACAATGTCGCGGGCGGCGACGGGCTACACGACAACACCTTCCGCAACATCCTGTTTGAGAACTTCGCGGCGGGGATCCTTATCGCGGGCTCTGGCTATCAGGGACACAACAATCTCTTCGAGATGTGTTTCCTCAACGGCGCGCCGCACACCTACGCCATCAAGGCGCACGGGGCGCAGGCGATTAACAACACGACCCTCGGCGGCGGCGCTACCGGATGCACCACGGCGGCCTACTGGAGCGCCGGTGGCTCGCTGCACGTCATTCAGCCGTCCCTTGCCGGCAATGTGTTCGACGTCAAAGTGGACAGTGGTCGTCCAGTTGCGGTGATCGGTGGACGTACGGAGCCGGATAACGATCCCAGCTACGCATTTCTGCAGTGTACCAACGGCATTGTGACGGTGCGCTCACTGCTTCAGACCGGCAGCACCACCCCGCCCAGGGTCTTGGCCAACATTACCGGCGGTCAAGTGTCGATCGAGGGCGTCGAGAGCAACCACGTCATTACTGGCACCGGGGGCACGCTCTACCTCCGTTGTAAGTCCCTCACCAACGCCAGCCTCTTAACCGGCTACAGCGGCACGGTGGCGCAGAACATATGACACTGATCGAGATTGCACCGAACCGCTGGGTCGTGGAAAAGCGACGAATTGGTGTCGCGCGCAGCGATCTGTCGCTTCCGTACGTGATTTCGGACGAAATGCCAGCTACAGAGCAGGTCGACGGCCGGTTCTACACCTCCAAGGCGGCCTTTCGCGCGGTCGGGCGCGCCCACGGGCTCACCGAGGTGGGAACCGAGAAGGTCAAGCCGAAGCAGCGCGCCAGTCTTGGCGCCAAGCAAGCGCGCCGCGAGGCGCTCAAGATCGCACGGGAGAAGGTTAGGGCAGGATATCGCGCACGGTCAGGCTGACCGTACCCACAGCGGAATAGGGGTCCGTTGTTTGGGAGTTGCTGTTTATGTCTGACGTCACCGTTGCGCCCGCCGCTACCCCTGCGGCGTCGACGCCTGCGGCTGCGCCAACGCCTGTCGCACCGCAAAACGAAGTTCAAATCAACCAGAACCCAACCGGAACGCCGAACCCGGTTCCGCCGCAGGCGCCGCCCGCGGAGGAGAAATCGCGGCCGGAGACCCGTCGCGAGGGCATCCAGCGCGCCATCAACAAGCACCGCACCGAGCACCCGGTGGCGCCTCCGCGCGAGGCCAAGAAGGGCGACAATGCCCCGCCCGAGGACACGCCCGACGACAAGTTTGACCTCAAGAAGCGACCCGGCGACCAGGCGGCGAAGATCGATCAGCCGCGCGAGAAGGGTCGCTTTGCGCCGAAAACGACGCCTGATGCGGGAGCGCCAGGCGTCGTCGCGGGGCAGCCGGCGGCCCGACCCGGCACGCAGGCTGCTCCGCAACCCTATGTACCGCCGGCGGGCAGTCCCCCGCACCACCACCCGCTGCCGCGTATGTCTCCCCGCGCGGCCGCGGCCTGGGACAAGGTGCCCGAGGAGGTGCGCGCCGACGCGCATCGCATGTACCGCGAGATCGAGCAGGCGTTCCGCAAGTACAAGGGCGCCCACGATGTCATGCAGACGATCGCGCCCTATGAGAAAATGGCCAGGGAGCAAGGCACCACGCTGGCGCGGGTGCTCGAGAACCACGTCGGCATCGAAGACAAGCTGCGCTCGGACCCGATCGGCGGCCTCGAGGTCATCGTCCACAATCTCAATCTGCAGACCCCGGACGGGCAAAAGCTGACCTTCAAGGATCTGGCCTGGCACCACCTCAACCAGAGCCCGGAGCAGCAACAGCTGATCCAGCAGCGCAACGAGGCGCAGGCGACGCGCCTGCAGCTCGAGCAAATGCGGCGCGAGCAGCAGGCCCTTGTCAACGAAATGCGACGGGCGCAATATGCGCAGCACTTCCAGACGACCCGCGGCGCGGTTGACCAGTACGCTGGCACGCGACCCCGGTTCGATGAACTGGGACCCCTGATCCACCGCGAAATCCAATTGGGTTTCTCGCTGGCCGAAGCCTACCGCCGCGCCGAACTATTGGCCGGCCCCCCGACGGCGGCTCAGACCCGCGCGCAGACACCGGCTCAGACCCGGACCCCCGACCGGAGCATTTCCGGTGCCCCCAGTGGCGGCCTTAACGGCGCCAATGGTGCGCGCACTGGCAAGCCGGTCTCCCGCAAAGACGCACTCGAACATGCCTTCCGGCATCACCGCAGTGTGTAGGTCTGTAACCCAAAACCCCACGGGGGGAGCCGATGCCCAATATTACCACCAATGCCGCCTATCAGCAGATCTTCTCCATGGCCGTCGAGGAACGGTCATCCTCCTACCAAGACCTCGTCTCCAACAACAATGCGTTGCTGGCCGTCATGCGCCGCAAAGGTCTCTGGAAAACCTATAGTGGTCCTCGTATCAGAGAAACACTACAGGTTGGTAAGCAAGTTGCGCAGTGGTACTCCGGCTACGATCAGCTTCTGAACCCAGCGATCGATTTATTCAATGACGCCTACTACGACCCGAAAATGGTCGTGGTACCAATAATCCTCTCGATGCAGGAGATCCTGAACAACGAGGGTGACAGCCAGCTGATGGATGTCATGGACAACTACATGGAGGCCGCCGAGCGCGCGCTCGAGGACACCATGGACGCTGGCCTGTTTTCCGACGGCACCGCCAATGGCGGCAAGCAGATCACCGGACTCGCCGCGGCAATTCCGATCACCACCACCTCAGGCGTCTACGGCGGCCTTGATCGCGCCACCGCCACGATCTGGCGCACCTCCACCTACGACGCCTCGGGCGGCGCCGGTTCGATCTCGCTCTCGGCGATCGGCACGCAGATCAATTCGACCACGATCCGCCCGATGCTCAACAAGATCATGACCGACCGCTCCCGCGGCCGCGACTACGCCGACCTGTTGATCATGAGCCCCGAGCACTACGCGGCCTATGACGCGGCGACGATCGCAATCCAAAGGCAAACCAATGAAACGAGCATGGGCAAGCTCGGCTTTAGCGCCTTGGAATACATCGGCGGCGGCAAGCGCGCCGAGATCGTGCTCGACGGCGGCATCGGCAGCAACATGCCGGCAAACACCACGTTTGGCATCAACACCGACAGTCTGCGGCTGCGCTATCACCCGAACCGCAATTTCGATCGCGTGTTCGACGGTGAAGGCCAGATGCCGATCGACAAGGACGCGATCGCGCAATTCATCGGCTGGATGGGCGAGCTCACGATGGTCAATCCGCTGTTCAATTGGCGGCTCTACGACAGCAATCCAGCGGCGTAACCGTTTCCCCGGTGGGGGTTTTCGGACCCCTTCCTCCGCCGGGAAATACTGCGGCCGTCGCCCCGCCCGGTGGCGGCCGCAGCCTAAAATATTAAACGGAGAAACGAGCCGATGCCTCAACGCGAACCTGACGACGTTGCCGTGGTGCTGTTTCGGCACCAGTCCTTCAAGAACGACGTAAAGTCCCTGGCCGAGGGGCGCGAGATCCATGACGATCTCGAAGTCTGCGAAATTCGTTTTCCCGGCGCACGCGACTGGAAAGTATTCCCGGCCACGGCGCTTTCCACCCAGTGGATCCGTGATCCTTACTCGGGCACGGAAAAACAGATCACTTATGCCGAGCGCTTTCCGCACCAGTACCAGCAATTCAAGGCGCACGCTGCGCAGACCAAAAGCGGCACGCCGCTCGACTTTGCGCCGTTCCTGACCGCCGCGCGCCGTGCTGAATTGCGTGCCCAGAACGTCTACACGGTCGAGCAGCTCGCCGTGATCGACGGCCAGGAATTAAAGAACCTCGGCCCGGGTGGGCGTGAATACAAGAACAACGCCGAGGAGTACCTCGCCACATCCAAGGCCGGCGCGCCAAACCTGCAGATGGCGGCCGAGCTCGAGGCGCTGCGTGCACGCAATGCGATCCTCGAGGGCGACGCCAAGATCAAAGCCGAACGCGCCGCGGAGCAGCCTAAGCCGCCGGCCGAGACCGACTACGACGACATGACGGCCGAGCAGCTGCGCGAGTACATCACGGCGCACACCGGCATTCCGCCGACCGGCACGCTCAGTCACAAGTCGCTCAAGCATCTGGCGCAGGGGATCGCTAAACCAAAGGCCGCCTAATGAGCCTGCTCACGGTGGTGCGTGACGTGTCCGCGGTGGTCGGCGTTGCGGCACCTGCTTCGGTGTTTGCGGCGCTCGGCTCCAACCGTACCATGTTCGAGATGCTTGGCTGCGCCAACGAGATGGCGCAGCGCATCGCCTATGACACGCGCGACTGGACCACGCTGCGCACCACAGCAAACCTGGTTGGCGACGACGTCACCACGGCGTTTAATCTTCCCGCCAACTACAAGCGCATGCTGCTTAATACCAACGTCTGGCGCTCGACCTCGACCCAGCAGCCGATGGTGTTCTTCTCCGACACCGATGAGTGGATGCAGCGCCGCGCCGCGGGTGAGAACGATGCCTGGGGCGAGTGGACTATCTACGGCGGCCAGATCCATATCTGGCCGGCCATGACGGCGGGTGTAACAGCCTCGTTCACCTACCTCGACAAGAACCCGATCGTGCTGACCAGCGGCGGCTTTGGCGATCGCTTCCAGTCTGACACCGACACCTTCCGGCTCGATGAGCGATTGCTCAAGCTCGGCATGACCTTCGATTGGAAGATGAAAAAGGGGTCGCCCTACGCCGAGGACATGGGCACCTACCAGGACGCGATCAACATGGCGATGGGGCACGATAAGCCGGCGCCGATTATCGTCGGGCGTCGCACCCTGTCGAGCTACGCCCGCATCGCCTACCCGTGGCCGGTGCCCACGCCATGAGCATTCACGCCGCTTTTCGCCGTCAGCCGATGCCGCAGGGCGCGCAGCAGCTGCAGACGATCACTATTCCGGCGCCGACGCGCGGCCTCATTCAGTCTGAGAACGAAGCCTTCATGCAGCCGGGCGGGGCGATCGTGCACGACAACTGGGCGCCGACCATGCGCGGCGTCAAGCTGCGTGGCGGCTATACCCGCTGGTGCGACGTGCACACGCTCGACGCGCCGGCCTGGGCCAACAATGTCGCCTACGCCCTCAACGCCAAGGTCTACGATCCGCTCACCGGCTTCTTCTGGAACGCCACGGCGGCGCATACCAGCCCGACGACCGGGACGTTTGCGGCCGCGCGCGCCGCGACACCCGGCCGGTGGGTCGACGCCAACGCCTCGTTCCCGCGGCTGCCGATCATCTCGGGCTTTAACTACATCGCCGCTAACAATCAGCGCATGTACGCCGCCAACGCCACCAAGCTCTACGACGTCACCTCCTCGACGCCGGTGCTGGTCAAGAGCGGCCAGGCCAGCGGCAATTACGTCTCGGCGCAGCTGTTCAATCAGGGCGGCAATTGGATGATTGCGCTAAACGATGCTGGCGACTTCGTTCTGCGCACCAGTAACGGCATTGCCTGGACGGTGCTGAGCGGCGTCATTGGCGCGGCCGGCGACGGCGTTGCCAATATCACCTACGACGCGACCAAGCTGCCGGCCGGCGTCGCGCAGGGCACCGGGCTCGTCTACGCCTGGACCTATCGCAATCGGCTCTACTTCATCCAGCGCGAGAGCATGAACGCCTGGTACCTCGACATCAATACGGTGGGCGGCGTCTTACAGCCCATCTATCTGTCGGGCGCCTCGACCCGCGGCGGCAAGTTGCTGTTCGGCGCAACTTGGTCGATCGACGCCGGCGACGGCACGGACGATAAATGTGTCTTCGTCACCGACACCGGCGAGGTGCTGGTGTTCACCGGCTCCAATCCCGGGGACGTCGCGAACTGGCGCCAAGAGGGTCGCTATCACATCAGTGCGCCGCTCGGCATGAACGCGCACGCCCTCATCGGCGGCGACATTTTCATCCTGACGGTCGACGGTGTGGTGCCGCTGTCCCAGGCGATCGCCAAGGAGAGTGGCCAGCTCGAACAGGCGATGATTAGCCGGACCATTAAGCCGCTCTGGCGCGAGGAGGTTGCCGCCAAGCGCGCTAATCCCTGGACAATTAAAAAGTGGGACGAATACGGCGCGGTGTTTATCGCCACGCCAGGCGGGACCACCCCCGCGATGAAGCACTGTCTTCTGCTCAACAACACCAGCGGCGCCTGGGCACGCTTTACTTGGGACGCGACCTGTTTTCTGCGCATGCGCACGGATATGTTTTTCGGGACGCAGATCGGCATCGTGATGCAGGCGGATCGCTCTGGCTACGACGACGGGATGCCTTACGTCGCGACTTTGGTCGGCGGCTGGGAGATATTCGGTAACAATAGCGCACAGACGGTGTGGCACCAGGCGCGCGCCATCTTCACCGCTGGACCGAACGAGCCATTCGAGCCGCAGCTCGCCGCCACCACCGACTACGGCATCGTCATTCCGCCACCCCCGGCCGCGGGCCTCGATCCCGGCACAGGCGAGGGGTGGGACGAAGGCGCCTGGGACAGCGCGCACTGGGACGCGGCGAGCGCGGGCGGCCCGATCCAGCGCAGTACGCTATGGGTCTCGATCGGTGCGAGCGGTCACGCCCATGCGCCGATCGTGCAGGTGACCGTGGCGCAAGTCTCGCGCCCGCGCGTCGAGTTAATCGCCATCGCGACAACGCAGGAACGCGGCGGCGTCAACGTCTAAGGAGTGAGCTATGAGCACACGCGATCAGATCGCCGCCGAGATTGCGGCGCGGTACACGCTGCCGAGCACCAATCTCCAGGAGAATATTCAGTTCTTCCAGAGCCAAGGCGTTCCGATGTCGAGTATTATGCAGCATCCCGCTTACCGGGAAATGTCTGCCCTCGATCAAGGTGGTGGTGGTGGCGGTGGTGGCGGTGGTGGCGGTGGTGGCGGTGGCGGTGGCGGTGGCGCAACCTTCGACGGTGGCATCCAGTACCCTTACACTCTATGGGGCGGGAACGGTGCGCCCGGCACGATAGGGCAGGGGTTGGGGCCGGGGCTGTCCGACATGGGTAACGCAGGACCCGCACCGGGTCCGGGCATTCCCGGCGGTTTTTCTGTAACGGACGCCATCAATGCCAACCAAGGCACCATTGCCGGGCCATTCACCGGCCTCGAAACCGGCAACCCGACATCCAGCTTTACCACCGGCCCGCTGGCATCGCCGCCTGGCTGGAACGCGCCGGATCCTGACGCACCCGCAACATTCTCCGACCGCACGGGCGACTTCTTTGGGCCCGCCCCTCCGGGCTACCCGGCCACGACCGAGCAATTCGGCCCGCCCGATCCGGGCACCCCGGCCCCTGACAACCCCGGCAATCCCGGCAATCCCGGCAATCCCGGCAATCCCGGCAATCCCGGCAATCCCGGCAATCCCGGCTACGGCGGCGTCATCGGCCCGGGCTACGGCGACCCTGGTGTTGGCATGGGCTACGGCGGCGCAACCGGCGACGGCACCTCGGGCGGCTTTGGCGCCGACGTCGGCGGCCCCGGCATCGGCGGCTCCAGCACTGGCATTTCCGGTGGCCCCGGCGGCACCGGTGAGGGCGGCGCGAACACCGGCGAAGGCGGCACGGGCGTTTCCGCCGGCTATGGCGGCGGCGACGCTAACGGCGGCGGCGGCGGCGGCGGTGGTGGCGGGGGAGGCAAATGATCCCAGCAAACCCAGGTTACAGTCCGAACGACTATCGCAACATGGTCTCCAAGCTATTGGTTTTGCAGAACCAGGCGGGTGCCGCCATGTCGGGACGACCAGACCCGGCGAACCTTACCCCGATGGCGGGCGCGGTGGCGCCTTCCGGCAATTATCCGGCGCCTGATATGACACTGCCGCGACAGCCGACGCCCGCGGCCGCAGGGACGCCGCCAACAGACCCCGCGACGCGTTCTCCCACGGAGCTGATGAACGCGCCGGTCACGCCGGTAGGGCCGCTTCCGGCACCTGTAACCGCGCCACTCCCGGCCGCGACAATGCCTGCGTCCTCAGGCTTTTTGGGTGGTGATGCCTCCGCGGCAATGCCTGCTTCCTCAGGCTTTTTGGGTGGTGATGCCCCCGCCACACCGAATTATGAGCAGCCCGTTGATGGCGCAGGCGCCGCCGGCGCCACAGTTGGGTTTAGCGGCGGCAGCATGGCTGGCGACCAGAGCGCCGGTAGCGGCAGCGGCGGCGGCGCGGGTGGGGGCAGCGGCAAATGACGTTGCGGTATGTCTACGGGCAGGATAGGAGCGTGGCGCAGTTCGTGGCGCGGCTAATCCCGCACGTCGATCCGCGCGGCTTTCCTGCCAACACGACCGCAATCGGCATCACCAACGCGCAGGGCACGCCGGTCGGGGGCATCGTCTTCTTCAACCACATTCCGCCGGCCGGGACGATCGAGATCGCCATTGCGGCGCATCCTGGAACGCGTTGGCTGACGCGCGCCACGATGCGCCATATGGCCAGTCACACACTGGGGACGCACGGCTGCCAGATGGTGATCATGCGCGTGCGGGCGGATGACACGCTGGTGCTGAACCAACTCAAGCTATTCGGCTTCTCGGCGACGCCGATCGCGCGCCTCTATGGCCGCAACGATGACGGCGTGTTCTGCACCTACACGGCCGAGCAGTGGGCGCAAAGCCGCTTTAACCGGCCCGAGCTTGAACATAGAAAGGTGGCCTAAATGGCCCTTCCAGCCTCTCAACAGAGGGCACCTATGCTGCCCCCGGGAAAATACCCGCCGCCGGACCCGCGCGACCAGATCACTCAGGCACTGCTCGATCAGCAGTACCCGCCGCCCAGGCCACCGCCGTTGCCGCAGATGCCGCCTCCTGGCGGCGGCGCGCCGCCTCCTGGCGGAATGCCGCCTCCTGGCGCAGCGCCGGCCCCAGGCGCGCCGCCTCCGATGGGCGCAGGAATGCCGCCTCCGGGTGGAATGCCGCCACCAGGCGGGCCGGTACCGCCTCCAGGCGGCCTACCGCCGGCGGCCACGCCAGGAATGATGACCAATCCAGCCCAGCTCGCGGGCATGCCGCGTCCGGGAATGCCGCCATACTGAGGAGCTGAGCCATGGGTTTGATATTTCCTGATCCGCCGCAAGCGCCCAACCCGATCCTCACGGCCGGGGCGCAGACGGCGCAGAACATCGGCACGGCCATCACCGGCTCGTACCTGAACAACTACAATCAGGTCACGCCGACCGGCAGCCTGACCTACGACACGACCAGCCGACCGGCCTATCCGTACACCGACCCGCTCACCGGACAGACTTACCAAGTCCCGCAATGGACCGCGACGCAGACGCTCAGCCCGGCCGGGCAAAGGCTGCAGACCACCAACGAGGCCACCACCCAGACCCTGGCCGATCTCGGGCAGTACGAGGCTACCAGCCTCTCCGACATGCTGCGCGATCCCAGTCGCAGCCTGGCGTCGACCTACGATTTCGCGCCAATGGCGGGCACCGTGCCGGGTGCAAACATCCCAGGGACGCAGTACGGCTGGGGTGATGTCGGCCAACAGCAAAGGAGCCTGCCGGATCGCGGGCTGCAGCAGACCACCTTCGGCGAGGCCGGCGACATTACCCGCTCTTACGGCCCGGAGGACGACTTCTCGTCCGATCGGCAGCGGGTGGAGGAAAGCCTCTACCAGCGCATCAACCCGCAACTGCAGCAGGACCGCGATCGGCTGCGCCAGCAACTCGCCGACCAAGGCATCCAGTACGGCACCGAGGCCTATGACCGCGCCATTGCCGCCGCCGATCGGCAGACCACCGACGCGCGCCTGGCTGTGACCGCCCAGGGCGGGCAAGAACAGCAACGCATGATGGACATGGCGGCGCAGCGCGCCGGCTTCCAGAATGCGGCGCAAAAGCAAGCCTATGACCAGGCGCTCGGGCGCGGTCAGTTTGCCAATCAGGCGCAGATCGAACAATTTCAGAAGGATGTCGGCTCTGGCACCTTCGCTAATCAGGCACAGAAAGATGCCTTCACCCAGGAAGCGAGCCGCGCCCAGTTCAACAACGCCGCGCAGGCGCAGGAGCTCGCGCGCCAGAACACGCAGTTCAACGCGCAGAACACCTCGCGCGGAAATTACCTAACCGAACAGGCCGCGCTGCGTAGTGCGCCGATCAACGAGATCCTCGCGCTGCAGTCCGGCAGTCAGGTGCAACAGCCGAACTTCGTCAATACCGGCAGTAATCAGATCGCCAATACCGACGTCGCCGGGATCATCAACAACCGCTTTAGCCAAGATCTCGACATCTACAAGCAGCAGACTTCGAACGTAAACAACATCATCGGCGGGCTGTTCGGCCTCGCCGGCTCAGGCGCCAAGGCCGGCGCGCAGGTCTATACCGCATCAGACCGGCGCGTGAAAAAGAACATCCACCGGGTCGGCACCGTATTCGCGGCGCGCAAGCACGACGAACCCAAGAAGCTGCCGATCTATTCCTACGAATACAAAGACAGGCACGAGGACAACGGCGCGGCGCGGCACATCGGCCCGATGGCGCAGGACATGGAGAAGATCGATCCGGGCGCGGTGAAGACGATCAGCGGCATCAAGCACATCAAGACCAAGCGCGTGCTGGGCGACATCTTAAGGGTGGCGTGACATGGCCGAACCAGACGACGTTGCGTCACGCTACGGCACAGGGACGGGAATACTTGATCCTATTCTCGCGTTCAGTCCAAACCTGACACTGGAGGAGATCAAACGCCGGCGCGCCATCGCGGGTGCGCTCGCCTCTCGCTCGCGGCCGTTCCCCAAAACAGTCGGCGAGGGGATGACCTACTTTGGCGAGAGCCTCGCCGAGGCAATCGGCGATTACACCACCGGCCAGGCTGAGAAGGGATACAACGCGCGTTATGACAAGGCCGCGAACGTACCGTCCGCCAGCGACACGCTCCCGCCGCCCCCGCCTGTTACGCCCGGACCATCCGCTAGCCTGCTAACGGGGCCACAGAGCAGTCCTCTGGTGACATCGAACGCCTCCTTAGACACCGGGGCGGCCGGCTCTACGCTCGATGGCGCGACCTTCGCCGAGGAGGGCGGACCCAACCCGCCAATCATCACCGCCCAGATCCGGCCGATGCAGATGGCGCAAGCCACGCCCCGCCCAGGTGCGCTGCCGGCGGCGCCAGTGCAACCGACCGCGCAACCAGGCGGCACGCTGGCGCCGGTGATCCCGGAGAGCCTGCCTGATCCGGTGCAGCCGATGCGCAGCGAACGGCTGACGCCAAACGAACAATACCGTGCTGATGTGCTGCGCCGTTTTCCCGGCGACCCGCGCGCCATCGAGGAATACAGGCGTGCACACGAGCTCGGCAAGGCCGCGCGCGACGCCGAGTATGATCGTCAAAAGGAAGAATATAACGTCAAACTTCGGGCAAAAGAGGCACGCGAGGCAGCGATCCAAGCCGCCAAAACCAACGCTCCGAAGACCGCACAGGAGCTGGCGGAAGGCGCCGCTAGGCTCTCTGCCGCACAAGACGCCGAGCAAGCGCGTATCTTCCACGGCAATCTCCCTCCGCCAGTGGCCAAGGCGCTCGAGGAGAGTAAGGAAAAGGCCACGTTATCGGCCAGTGCCATTGAAGCTGTGAACAATGCGCGCGAGGCGCAAAAGTATGCCGTATCCGGGCTCGGCGCGGACGCCACGCTACTGTGGCATCGCGCACAAGCAGCGCTTGGCAACCGCGAGTCACAACGGATTGTGCAGGCGAGCGAGACCTACAAAGCCAACCTTGTTCCGATTATGCAGACGATGCTCAAGAGCCTTGCCGGCAAGGACATCTCGACCAAGGAACTGGACTTCATCCGCTCGGTATCCGGCGCGGATCTTTCCCTCGACAAAGAGAGCGCAGACCGCATGCTCACGATCGCCGAAAGGTTGGCACGCCAAGACGTGCAGAGCCATCGCGACACGGTCGAGACAATGATTAGGGGGCAGCGCGAAGAAGCGCTTCCGGCGCTGCGCAAGCTCTACAGTGTGCGCGATCCTCTGAGTGGCGTGCCGCTATCAGAAACAACCGCAACATCAGGCGGCTACAAGGAAGGCGACATTGCGCGCGGCAAACCCGGTCAGCCTGATCTGGTGCGCCGTGGCGGGAAATGGGTGCCGATGTAATGGCCGACGATCTTCCCCCCGGTTACACCGTCGACAAATCCAGCGATGATTTGCCGCCCGGGTACACAGTCGCGCCACGCACCTGGTGGGATACCGCTAAGGGCGTCGGGCAAACCGTCGCCGACGCCGCCGTAGCCGCCGGCAGTAGCGGCACCTTCGGAATGGACGTGCGCCGCGATGCGGTCGCCGGCTGGCTCGCAGGTGACTATCCCAGCTATTCCGCGGGCGTCGAGGCAGAACAGAAGCGGCTCGAGAAACATCGCGAGCGCAGTCCGATCGCCTCGGTCGCCGGTGACGTCGCCGGCGCCGCCGCACTCCCCGGGATGGGTGGTGCCGGATTGGCGGCGCGCGGTATCAAGGCGGGCGTCGCGCCATGGATCGCGCGGGGCGTCGGCTATGGCGCTGAGGGGGCAGGGGTTGGGGCCGGGCAAGCCGCGGGCACCACCTACAGCGGCGTGCCGGAGGATTATGTCAAGAACGCCATCACCGGCGGCGCACTCGGATTTGGTCTCGGCGGCACGTTCGGCAGCATCCTCGGGCCGCGCAACCTGGCCCCGCGCTCGACCGCAAAAGTTCCGCCCGCAGCAGAGCAGAAAACGGCAGCGGATTTGGCGTATGATGCAATCCGCGCAAACCCAGCAGAGTACCATCCACCTGCTGCGCGGCAACTCGCTGATCGCATCGAACCGACGCTGAAAACAGATGCCGCTCGCGCGCCGACATCGTTCAGTGAGCTAAACAGGATGCGCGGATTTGACGATTGGCCGACAACGCAGTCCGTCAAGCCGCATCAGTTTCAGGATATTCGCGAAGCTACTAATCAAATACCATTCAACGCACTCAATAATGCCGACCGCATTGCAGGGCGGAAAATTAGAAATGCACTTGACGACTTCCTTATAAATCCGCCCCCCGGCTCAATTCGACCTGGCTCGGAGCGTGCCGCGCAGCAAGCATCAGAACTTGCTGACTTCGGGCAGAAAATGGTTGGCGGATATAAGCGGTCTGGAACCATTGAGGCTATACAAAATGCCGCCTTGCGCGACGTCAATCTGGGGCGGACTGGCGGACGCAGTCTTCCTGATGCGACGGCGTCCCAAATCGACAACTGGTTCTTTCCAACCAACCCCGACACATTGGCGAAACGCCAGCGCGGATACAGACCCGAGGAAATAGCCGCCCTGGATAAGGTCGTCTCTCCGGGCGGAGCGACACAGTTCATGCGCGACAAGGGCGTTGTGCTCACCGGCGGACGCAGTGTCGCGGGCAACATCGCCGCGCCTATCGTCGCGGGCGGTCTTGGTGGCGGTGCGGGCTATCTGTCCAGTGACCCGAAGTGGGGTACGCTAGGGGGTCTTGCCTTTCCCCTGCTAGGCGCGGGGATGCGCGGAGCCGCCAGCCGGAACACGGCGCGCAACATCAAGCACGCCAGCGATCTTATCCACACGCGCAATCCGCTGTACGAGATGCGAGCCGCCAACGCGCCGATGGTCGAGCCGGGCAAGCACGGCTCGCAGATGCTGCGCGACGCCATGACCGCTGGCCTGATCGCGCAAGGCTTCGGCCAGGTCGACAGCGTCGAGGATGAGCCGTTGCGTATCACCGTCAACCCGCGTCGATAGGAGTACCCCATGCCGCGCTCAGGTGGAGGCATTTACACCAAGCCGTTTCCCGACGTGACGAGCGGGACGACGATCGCCAGCGCCGTGCACAACGGCATCGTCGCGGATGTCGAGACTGATCTGAACACGGCGCGCCCGATCATCGCTGGCGGCACCGGCGCGGTCACAGCCACAGCCGCGCGCGTCAATCTGCAGGCCGAGCGCTCGATGCAGACGGTGACCAATTTCGACAGTCACGTTTGGGAGATGGGATCGTTCTACGCCGCCACCGGCGCGACCGCTGGACCGCCGAGTGGGGGTACGACCACCGATGCCTTCTTCGGTATCGCCTATGGCGATGCTACGAATATGTTCGTTGAGGCGCGCCAACTCATCACCGGACTAAAGTACATCCGCAAGAAGACCGGCACCTGGAGCGCCTGGTCGCTCGATGGCGGCGACAAGCTGTCCAACACCGGCGGCACCATCAGCGGCAACCTGAGCATCACCGGCACGCTTGGCGTCACCGGCACGACTACGCTCGGCACGCTCAATGCTGGCACCACGACACTGGGCGCAACTACATTCAACGGCAATATTAGCGCCGCCGCGCGTACGCTCTCGATTGGCGCGATTACTTCCACCACAATCAATACAGCGAATAACACAATCACCGCCGGCACCGTCAATGCGGGCGCGATCACTGGCAGCTCACTCAACATCAGCGGCGGATCCACCCTTACCGGCTCAATCGCCGCCAACGCGATCAGCTGCAGCACGCTCAACACCAATGGCAACACGCTCTCGACCGGCACGATCAACTCGGGCACGATCAACTCGGGTGCCATCAACGCCTCGAGCGACATTCGCACTGTCCGCTCTGGCGGCGCGACGGGCGTAATCTATCTCGGGAACGGCGACCACTATCTGTTCTTTGATGGTACCGGCTATCAGATGGCCAACGGTTCGCTGAGCGTTGGCGGGCAAGTCACCGCGAGCCAGTTCAATGGTTCGCTCAACGGCAATGCCAACTCCGCCACTAATGCGGGCTATGCCAGCAGTGCCGGCTCGGCGCCGGCGAACGGCGGCACCTCGAGCGCTTCGCGATCGCTAGTCACCGCCACGGATGGGCGGACCTGGAGCGTCTTCGGCAGCGGACAAGTCCTCGCTATCGACGACAGCTCATCGGGTCTGCGCGGCGCGCACTTCACGCCCTACAACGATCCAAACCCGTCGGCGATCGACCTCTACATGCCCTACCACACCATCACGACCAATGGAGTGAACGGGACGTGGACCAATAACTACATTCTGCAGTTCATCTCTTCGGCGCGCTACAAGACTGACATCGAAGCGATGCCGGCAAGCCTTGCCGATAAGGTGATGGCGTTCCGCCCGGTGACGTTCCGCTCCAAGTGTCCGATCGATGACCCCAACAAGCTTCATTTCGGGTTGATTGCCGAGGAGGTCGAGGCGATCGAGCCGTTGCTGGTGCAGTACGACTACACGCCCGACGCCTACGAGAACGAGCCCGATAAGAATGGCGGACCGATCCGGCACCGCCTGCGCAAAGACGCCAAGAAGCAGGTGATGGGGCTCGACTACAACGCGATCGTTTCACTGATGTTGCGCAAGGTGCAGGAGCAAGAAGAACGCATCGTGGAGCTGGAGGCGAAATTGAAGCAATGATCCGCGGCTTTGCCCTTGTATTGCTACTGTCGGGCTGCGCCTCAATTGGCCCTTACGGTTACAGCCGCGGCACTGATCCTGCACTATACGGGGTACCGGACGCCGTCGTCGTGGTGCGTCCGCCCGAGCTCTACACGCGGCCCGAGATCGACGCGATCAATGCTGAAGCTGCTTGTCGCGCGCTGGCGCGCAACTCACTACAGGCCCAACGCTGCGGAGTACGCCGATGATCTCCACCCTGATAAGCGTGATCCTGCTGTTGATCGTGACGGGTGTCATCATTTGGGCGATCCAGAGCCTGCTGCCGTTGATCCCGCTGCCGGCCCCGTTCCATACGATCATTCAGGTACTGCTGGTGGTCATTGTGGTGATCGTGGTGGTCTACATCATCGCGGGACTGTTCGGGGTTGTCTCACCCGCGCGGCTTTAGTAGACTGCTTGCGCTTTCCCGAGCACTACTGTTACCTTGACGTTGCTCCGTCGACACTGAGAAGCGCCCCGCCGGGTTGGAGTACGCCTGGCGGGGCGTTTTCGCGTTTAGTACGTGGCGTGGGTACGCCAAGCGGCCTGACAGCGCCGGCAGACCGAAACACCCGGCGGGAACGCCCATGGCTGCCACGCCTTGCGGTGTAGCAGCCAGCAGAGCAGCCGACGCATCAGGCGGCCGCGAGGCGCCGTCGCCGACGGGCGAAGCCCCACAGCGCCAGCGCCCCGGCGAGCACGCCCGGAAGGCCAGCACCCAGGACGGGGAACGGCACCGCCACCGGAACAATGAAGAACGAGTCGGGACCGTCGTTCGCGCCACTGATGCGGGCGAAGAAGGCGTACTCGTGGCTAAGATTGAGCCCGGCGAGCGACAACCCGTTGAGCGTATAGTCGGGGTGGCCGGTGCCGTTGTCGGGCGCCAAGAGGTCGGTGCCGCCCGGTCCCGGCGAATACGCCGCAATCACCGAATGCGCGGTCAGATCAAGAAAGAAAAAGCTCTCTAGCGTCTGCGGCTTGTTGGTGTCGTTCACGTCGATGCCGACGCTGAAGTTCGGCGTGGGGGAGCCTAGGAAGTTCAGCAGGTTACTAATCTGCTGTCCGGTATAGTTGGTCCCTGAGATCGTATCTTGCCCCAGCACAGTGTCGCGCAGGACGCCGGACGAGAAGTAGGCAATGTCGGTCTGGTTACCGGTATTACCGAAATCAGTGTAACCGAACCCGGCAGCGACGTTGGTCTGGTTAGGCTGGTTGGCGCCGCAGATGATGCAGGGGACGTTGGTGGTCTGGCCACCACCCGGCGATCCACCCAGCGTCAGAAGGGTGGCGCCGGAGGTGTCCCAGCTCTGTCCACCAAGAGGGACAATGTCGGCACGGGCAGGAGCCGCCAGCGCGAGCAATAGCGCGGTGGCGGCAAGAAGGGATTTCATGGAAGGGTGCTCCTGTGGGATGAATTTACACGCACGGCTACGCTAGCAGCTATTTTCGTTTCCCGTTCAAAATTTCAGACACGCGCCCCTGGTTGCGCAGTCCCACCCGATCGGCGATCTGGCCCATGGTCATGTCGGTGGAGTAGGCGAGTGCGCGGACCTGCGTCTTGACCTCATCTGTGATCCGCATCGGCAGTTTGGGCGCTTGGCGCACCGAAGGCGCGCGCCAGGTCTCGTTTAACGCCACTTCCAGCAGTGACCGGGCGCGGGCGTCGATCACGCACTCATCCATTACGGTAGCGATCAGCATTCGAGCTTTGTGCATGCTCATCCGATTAACCCCATGTAGAAAAACAACATTAGGAAGACGCCGAGGGCAACCAACCCCTCGGCGGCGGTGGCGATCAGCAGGCTCGTCATCGTGTGTACTCCCATCCCGCACCGCACGCCGGGCAGGCCAGCATCAGCAGGCTGCCCTCGCGGTAGACCTTCTTGGTGGCGCGGCTGTCGCACTGCGGACAGACCCTAGGCGGGCGCTTTGACGGCGTTCCGGTCGGCACCGGCGGCAGGTCGCCGGCGTTGGTGGTCCAGACTGCACGCGGGATCGAGGACTGCGCCATATTCGGCGGCGTCGCAGGTTTTACCTGCACCGGCGGGATGATCGCCATCGGCTCGCCGAGCGGCTCGGGGGCCTTCTCCAACACGTTGCTCGCCTCAATCAACAGGTCGGCGGTGTCGTAGGACACGAACTCGAGCGCCCACGGATCCTCCGACTTGGCGCGGGCGAGGATGTAGGCGGCGCAGGTGCGCAGCCGATCGGTCAGGTCAGTCACCGTGGCGGTCCCATCAGGACTGAAATGATGCACAGGTTAATGATCGCGATCAGCAGCGCGACGGCCAGTGCCCAAGAGAGTGCGGCGAGTACCATTGTTAAATTCCCCGTTGCTTGACGTTGTAATGGCCTTTATGCCATCTTGTCCACTAATAAATCGTTAACGGAGCTTGGCCAATGCCCGAAAAAGATACCGACCTTGGTTGCGCCGCCAGTCTTATCGAGCGAAGCGCCATGCAGGAAAACCTGCGGCTGCGCCTGATGCTGAGCGCCCTGCCCGACCCGATGCCGGACACCGACTGGGCGCCGCGCTACATCGAGTGGTGGTTTCGCAACCGCAAGCGCTTGCGCGCGATCGGCGCCCCGCCGGAGAACGTCGCATGAAGGGTCTGCACCCCGAGATCCGCAAGCTGCTCAACGAGATCAACGCCTTCCGCGCCCGGATCGGCATGGAAAGCACCCGCTTCGGCATCGAGGCAGTGAACGACGGCCACCTGCTCCCCCGCCTGCAGGCCGGGCGCGAGCCGCGCCGCGCTACGATCGAGCGGGTGCGCGCCTTCATGGAGAGGAAAAAGCATGCCCGCCGGAGTTGACTGGGACGACCATCTGATCGCGCGTTTCAAGGCGCTGCACAACGGCGGCAAGCGGCCATTTTCAGAGATTGCCAAGACACTTAGCCACGAGTTTGGCGTCAAACTGACCAAAAACGCCTGCATTGGTAAGGCAAGACGGCTCGGCCTGGAGACGCGCCCGCGTGTCATGCCACCACCCCCTAAGCGCAAAAAGCGGACACTAACTACCCCGCACTTAGTGCCTGCCGCGGAGGTTGTCGCGCCGGTGCTGCCGGGCTGGCGCATCGAGCCGCCGGTACTGCCGGCTTCGAGCGGCCGGATCACGATTTACCAGCTCGAGCGCGGCGTCTGTCACTACCCGTTTGGTGAACGTCCGCCTTACGCCTACTGTGGCAACACCACCCGGCGGCATTCGCCCTGGTGTCCGCATCACGAGCACGTGGTCTACCCGCGCGGCACGCGTTGACCCGACATGAAGGATGACATGACTGACATCAAGGAGCGGCTACGGAAATACGTCAGGGATCGTGGCGGGACCCGGATTGAGAATGGCGCGTGGCAGATGATGCTGGAGGCCGCCGACGAGATCGAGCGCCTTCGCTCACTTGTCTATGCACCGGACGGCAGGGAAATATACAGGGTGCTGCGCGAGGAAGCTGAATGGCGCGCACAGTTGCAGCAGACATTGAGCAACGCGCTTCTCCAGCTTGATTATTTAGACCCAAAATTGACCGCGATAGCGGCGCGCAGAGCCTTAACCGGCCTCGACAGCAACCCGACATGAAGGATGACATGGCTGACATTGCAGAACTCCGCAAAGCATCGTCGGCAATCTATCTGGCCTGTCACGAAGATGTCGCGAAAGACGTGTCCCGCATCTTGACGGGGGCCGCCGACGCAATCGAGCACCTGCGGGTTGCCCTGCATAAATCGGAAGCCAGCCTGCTGATAGCGAAGCTTGAGATCAAACAACTACACGAGGCGCTCCTTGTTGCTCAGCAGTGGATGCCCACTCCGCAGCAGGCGCTGGTGCCGTCCGCGAAAGCCGATGCCGAACTGGTAGAGCGGGCGTTAACCGGCCGAAAAGACTAGGCCGCCTGCGTGGCGTGCCAGCCACGCAACCACTTTTCGAACGCATCCTGTGCTGACATCTTGTGGTGCACGCGGTTGACCTTGAGACCGTCGACGGTGTTATCGGCGATGCACACGCGCACCACCACCGGCCGGGTCTGGCCGGGTCGGGCAATGCGCGCGATGGTCTGTTCCCAGTATTCCGGTGACCAGCAGGGCGAGATCCAGGCCATATCGGCGCCGCCGTGCTGCAGATTGAGCCCGTGGCCGCCCGAGGCGGGGTGCAGCCCCATGATCGGCAGCTCGCCGGCGTTCCAGGCCGCGATGTTGTCGGCCGCCTGTTTGTCGGTCACGCCCGAGCCGAGGTAGGGCAGCGGACCTACGAATAGTGTGTCGTAGGCCGAACGCAGCGCCTCGAGGTCGGCCTGGTACTCGTAGACGATCAGGGTCGGGCCCGTCGCCTCCTCCATCAGGTCAAGCAGCCAATCATACTTGGCGGTGTGCAGATCGTTGGTGGCCTTGGCGGCGTCGTAGACAAAGCCATTCGCCATCTGTGCCAGTTTGCCGGTGGCGACCGCGGCACTGACCGCGATCACGGACTTCGTCTTTACCTGCGCCATTAGTTTGCTGCGCATGCTCTCGTATTTGTGACGCGCGTGGTCCGGCAGCTGCACGCGGTCGAACACGATCGTCGGCTCGACCTTCGGCATCTCGCCCTCCGCCACCGTCACGGTCAGCGGCGCGATCTCGGCGTTGAGCTTGTCCTCTGCGCCGGGCAGCGGCTTCCAGTCGTATTGCATGTAGTCGGTCGGGTAGAAGTGCTCGCGCTGCCACTTGGCATAAGAGCGACCCCACAGTCTGCCGCGGGTGACGATCCTGGCCGGCATAAACAGGTCGAGCGGGCCCGACGGCCGCAGCGTGCCGGATAGTCCCCAGATCATCTTGAAGCGGTGCGCATGCTTGGCCAGCGCCTTGGCGCGCACGCCGCTCGGCTTGCGCAGCCGGCTCACCTCGTCGAGCACGAGGAGATCCCAGGCCATGTGATCGGCCGGGTAGCTGTCGAGCTGCTCAAACAGCCACGGCACCAGGTCGAGACCAATCAGAATGATGTCATGCAAGCCCCAGGAGCGTAGCAGCAGCTCGCGATCGCGCGGTGAGCCGTTGAGGATCGAGTAATTCAGCTTTTTGGTGTGTGCCCACGCCTCGATCTCGTCCGGCCACACCACGCAGGCCACCCGCTTGGGCGCGATCACGATCGCGTGGCGGATGACCTTGTCGCGCAGCAAGTCGACGATCGCGGTGAGTGCTGCCACGGTCTTGCCGCCGCCCGGGCGCAGCACACAGAGCTGTTCGTCGTTCTCATAAAGCGCGGTGGCGATACGCTGTTGATAAGGTCGCAGATCCTTAAGCGGCCTCATGTGTAGCTCGCCACTCTGATGTAGCGCTTGCCGTCGTCGTCCAGGTATGTCGTCTCCTCAAAACAAAGCGCCATCTTTTCGGTGTAGTCCGCCATCACGGCCAGTGACGTATCGATGCTGGCCAGCAGTTCCAGCAGCTTTTCGACTTGATCGTGGGTCATGATCACTCCTTGGCCTTGGTGTAGTACGGACTGACAGTCTCCTCCGACATGATCGGCAGGCCATTCGACCAGTCAAACCCCTGCTGCATGATCGCGCGCAGTTGGGCGGACACCGTGTCCGCCGCCTCCTCCGGGCACTCGACCAAGATCTCGTCGTGGGTGTGCAGGCGCACGTCGAAGGCGCCGCTCTCCTCGAGCCGTACCAGCGTGCCGCGCAGGACGTCCGCCGCCACCGCCTGGGTGACGTTCTCGACGAACAGGCCGGGCCACAGCTTCACCCGGCCGTGACCGCGCGCGAAGGTCATCTCGCGCTTCTTCTCGCCGGTCGGATTGCCGTCGTCGTCGAGCACGTCGAGGTCCTCCCAGCGCAGTCGCCGATACGTCAGCACACGGTGCGAAGGCAGGGTGACCATCAGCGAGCCGCCGAGGTAGTCGGGGAGGAACGTGAAGGCGACGCGGCCGGCCAGGAAGTGGTGCCCGGGCAAGCCATGCGCGCGCAGCATGGCGTCCCACAGCTCGCGCGAGAAGTCCTTTGACCACGGATTGGCGGCGCGCCAGTCGTCGACGGTGCGGCGCGCGTCCTCGTCGGACAGATGCAGCCCGTAAGCCGCGGCCATGTTCTGCAGGGCGCCGACACCACCACAGAACCCGAGCGCGAGCTCGGCGACCTTGCCGCGCTGGCGCATTGGCTTGGTCACGGCCTCGATCGGCACTCGCGACAGGGTGGCAGCCGTGCGGGTGTAGAGGTCCGGCACATTCTTGGGGTCGGCGTCGACGTCGCGGAAGATCTGCAGCCGAACCCGGGCGCCGGGGAAGTGGTCGCACAGCCAGGGGAGTACGCGCGCCTCGATCTGGCTCCAGTCCGACCACACGAAGGTGCGGCCCTCGGGTGCGACGAAGGCGGGGCGGATCAGCAGCGATAAAATTCTTGCGACCGGCGTGTCCGAAAGCGCCGCCAGGTCGGCATAGGAGCATAGGGACAGTAGCGCCTCGATCGTTCCGTGTTCGTTCTCCAGCGTGTCGCGCGCCAGGTTATGCACCTGCACGCCGCGGCTCGAGGCGCGGCCGGTCTGGCCGGCGCCGTTGAACACGTACTGGCCAAACAGCACGCCGTCGACGTGGCTGCTGAGCATCTTGGCGAACTTTTGCGGGGTCTTCGACCCGCCGTAGAGGCGGATTTGCAAGAGGCGCAGGACGGGCGTCAATTCCGGGGGTATTGGCGCCCGCGAACAGAACGCGATCAGCCGCTCCACCTTGCGCCGGGTCAGCTCGTGCTTGGCCACCTTGGTGACCACGCCGTCCTCGTCGACTTCTTCGGCGCGCTTGACCAGCATCTCGCGCCCCTCGGCAGGGAGGCGCGCCTGCAGCCAGCCGACCATGCGCTTGACCTGGTCGACCGTGGTCACCTCACCGTTGGTCAACTTGACCAATTCTGACCGTGACCGCGACTTGTCTTCTTCCGCCAGTTTCGCAGCATGCGAAACCATGGCCACGTCGATCGCCACCCCGCGCTCGTTGATCGCCTCCATCGCCCAGTACTCGCGCCACTCCGCGCGCGGCAGCTGGCGGGTGTTGAGAAACACCGCGCGCATGGCGGCGATGTCCTGACCGGCATAGCGCAGAAACTCTTGCCACTCTGCCGGGTGGCTTTGTGGTGTACCCGTGCTGGTACTCATGGAGAAAAGTCGGATCAATTCCCGACCTTTTTCTCCTTTACGCTCGCCGTTCACGAAACGTGCTGCCGCGGACAAATCCGGGGGGAGGCCGGCCGCGGCCGCCTGCGCCATCACGTCGATGACGTGCCAAGGCTCCATCACCGGGAAATCGTCGGTTCCGTAATTCCAGATTGCCTTGTCGAAGGCGGCGTTCCAGGCCGCCCAGGTGGCCGTGCCAGCCGCGACCCGCGCGTGGTGCGCGCGCACCTCGGCAGGTATGTCCTCCCAGCTCAGCGGGTCGCCCGCGGCAGACACGACTGCGACAGGGCGATCGCCAATGGCGTAGGCGAGTACAACCGCGTGGCCTTCCGTGGCGTAACGGTAGGCCCCGGCGGCCTTGAGGTCGACGAGGGAGCGCGTTTCAAAGTCGATAAAGCCAATGTCGTCCAGCGCGAAGGTGGCGCCGGGCATACGATCGGGGGCGAGCATGCGTTGGCTGCTCCTGCTTAGAGGGTTAATTCGCTCGGTACTTCTCGGTACTTCTCGGTACTTCTCGGAAAGCCTAGACCCCCTCTCGATTTCGGAGGGGGTCTAGACTTTTTGGCTTAGCGGACCGGTGGACGGCGGCGTTGGCCGACGCGGGCCTGTACCGTACTGACCGGCTCAGCCAGCGGCTGAGCGGCGCCCTGGACGGCCTCCAGGGACGGTTTGGCGGGCTTGGCAGGTTCGGCTTTCGTTTCCGGGGGCAAGGTCGGCTGTGCCGCGCCGGCCAGGTTGCCGTGCATGTCGGCCCAGCCCACCAGGTTAAAGACCGGCTTGTAGATGCGCTTATTGTACTTCGGGTGCAGGTAGTCCTCCTGGTCAAGCGTCACGACCGGGCAGACAAAGACTTTGTCCACCGCGACCTGATTGTAGATCTTGGCCAGCAGGGCATCGACGGCGCGAATGGTGCCGTCGGAGCCGTTCTTAAAGTGCAGCTCGAGGTCTTTGTCGGAGCCGTCGAGGCACTTGAGGTCAAACGAGCGAGTATCCTTACACTCAAAACCCTCGATCGGCTCGGGCTTGGGTGACTTGGCCTGGGTCACCGGCACCATGTCGTCAAGCGCCAGCTCGTTCTTCTTGCCGCGGTCGACCCAGCAGTTCCAGCCGTGCATGATCGAGCGGATATTGATCGCCCAACGCGAGCCCTTCTGTACCTCCTCGGCGTTCTGTCCGAACACCCAGCCGGCACCGGCCGCGTCGAGCCGCAGTAGGTCCTTGCCGCCAAAGCCTGAGATTTTAGTTGCCGCCCGCGACTGCGCGATGCCGGCCATCAGCTGGGCGGCGTAGTCGTCGGGCAGTGCGAGCGCATTACCGTTATTCGCCATTTGGATCTTCTCCTGTTCACCTGTTGGCTATTTCACCAGCCGGACGGCGGGTGAGTTTCCTGGCAACGCGGCCAGCGCTGCGCGGAACTGTTCGATCGCGACGTGCGGCTCGACCACGGGAGCGGGGTCAGCCGTGCTGGCGATCGTGGTCTCGGTGGTCGCCGGTGCGACGCGCAGGTGGTCGGGGATCTCAACCCCGCGCCGCTTGGCGACCGCGTCAACGACTTGGAAGGTTTGCAGCTTGTTCTGCCAGATCTCGGCATCGATGAAGCCGAGCGCGCGCAGCTCCTTATGGACGGTCTGCTCGTCGACCCACTGGCGCTGTTTGGCCTTGGCTTTCAGCCGCCAGCCCGGGATCACGCCGCCGGCCTCGAGGTAGGCGTGCATCTGTTTGTCGATGTCGGCCTTGAGCATCACCAGGCTGTCGACTAGCACCTTGGCGCGCGCAAGGTAGGCGCCATACGCAGAGGGAATGCCCGGCCGCGCGTTCATTTCGCGCGCCGGGGTCGGGCCGAGTGCGGAGAGGTCGAGTAGCGGTCCGGTCCAGAGCGGGCAGGCCACCTTGCAGGGCGCAAAGCGACAGTGCTCACCGCGCACCCGCGGCGGATCACGGCCGATTGCGAGCAACACGGCATTCTCGACGTCGTCGACAAAGTGGCGGATCTCTTTGCGTTCGATCGTCGTGTGAGTGAGCGGCTCGGCTCCGCGCGGTTGGATGATCGCGCCGATAACGCCGACGCCCCCGCTAAACCAGCTCGGATGCGTTGCCTTGGCGGCGGCGATATAGAACATCATTTGCGGGTTGACGATCGTCCCGCCATCGGCGGGATAGACCATCTGGACGCCAACGCCGGCACCAAATTTCCAGTCGACGAACAGCACGGCGGTGCCGCTGCACAGCACCAGGTCGATGGTACCGAAGGCGCCAGCAAGACGGGGGAACTTGACCCTTTCCTCGACACCCACGACGCGAAAGCCGCCACCGTAGGCCGCCTCCAACGCGGCAAGGTGCTCGAGCGCGGGTACGATCATGGCATCGACGTGATCGTAGTCGAGTTTGCGGTCGTGGAAGGTGTTGGTCACCCACGAGCGGGCAATGCCGGGCAGCTCGGCGGGCTTGGCGCCCTGATCGCGCACACGCATCAGTGCGTCCATCACCGCATGCATGGCGGTGCCTTCTTCGGCATAATCGGATGATACGTCTGTGGAGGGTGGCAGCGCGAGGATTGCCTGATAGCTTGCCGGGCAGTTCAGGAGTCGGCCGGCATTCGAGCCACCGACGATGCTTGAGTGCTTCGCCATCTTCACCTCTACACTTTTTCACCTAGACAAGGCGCCCAGCGTGGCAAAAAAGCCATCGAGTGTCAAGGAGAGTGCGATCGAGCAACAGTTGATCGCGGCCGTGCACGAACGTGGCGGGGTGTGTGAGAAAGTTATGTGTGTCGGCAAGCGCGGATTTTTCGACCGGCTTATTATTTTACCGGGCGGACGGATTATTTTTGCCGAGATTAAGCGCCCAAAGGGCGGGCGAATGTCGCCGCACCAAGGGGAGTACCGAGACATATTTGTCCGACTAGGCGTAGAGGCTTGCGTTGTGCGAAGTCGCGAGGATATTGTCGCGTTGCTGAGTCAAAAAGAAGGGCCGGAGCGTGTCACCGCTCACGGCCCAATCTGAACCCTTGTTGCAGAAGGAGCCAGACCTATGGCCACGGAATGTGCCGATCTTTACATCGAAAATCAATCCCCCGCTATCTACAAGCTGCGGTGTCCGGTGTGTACAGACTTTTATCTACTCCTGACCGGCTCGACGATCGACGATAATTTCGTTGCTGTGCACTTTCGTTGTTATAACTGCGACGCAAAGCCTACGTTGAGGTTTGTGGCCGGTAAAGACTGGGAATGCGTATCCTGGTCAGGTGACCTACGCACCCCAGCACAGCGACAAGACGATCACAGAGCAGAAGAAACATTTCGTCGCCGCGCAGGGAGGTAATGATGCTACAGCCCAAGCGCGTCGAGGCTTATCGCGACGTCTGGCGGCAGATCAAAGCCAACGGCTACGACGTCATTCCCCTGGTGTTCGGCAAGAATAGGCCGTTCAAGGACTGGCCAACAGTCCCGAATGATGAAGCGTCAATCGCGCGCTGGACCGGGCGCAGCGCCGCGGTGCGCATGTACGGCAGCGGCCTCCTCGTAATCGACATCGACGTGCGCATTGCGGCGATCGCCGACGCCATCGTGGCGATGCTGGAACGGGACTGGCCGGTGTTCATGGCCACCTGCCTGCGGCGTCACTCCGGGACGGCCAAATTGGCCCTGATCGGCCGTGCGGTGACCGAGCACCGTTACCTGAATACGCGCCGTTGCCTTAATCCAAAAGAGCCAGATGACCTGAAGGGGCATCGGGTCGAAATCTTCACCACTAATTCTAAACGCTATGTCGGCGTGCATGGAGCGCACAGTCCAGGGCGCGAATATGGCTACCAAGGGCGCTCAATCCTTGAGGTGCCCGCGGCCGATCTCCCTACGTTTCCGGTCGCCGACATCGGCGCCATGGTCGATGCCTGTGAGGCGATCATGCTGGAGTATGGCCTTATGCCAACCCAGCCGCCGCAGAGCGGCGAGCACAAGGGCGTGATTTACGACATCGACGATACTACCCGGTTCGATGTGTTCGGCGGCCCGGATCAGATCGACTATGACGAGCTGGTAGGTCTGTATGTGGCGCAAGGTGAGTTGCGGATCTCCGGCTCGTTCATTGACGGCGGCACCAATCGCACTCGGTGTCGGGTCGGCGATTGCTACTTGGCGCGCTGTGTCGGGGTGTTCGATAACGAAAGCGGATCATGGCACTGCCCCAAAGATGCTGATCCGGCAGGCATCATTGAAAAATTAGGGGAACGACTGACGGAGGCGGGGATCGAAATGAAACCAGCGCCGCCGAAATGGCGTGAGATCTACCCTAACGGCAGTCCGCGCGCCTCACTGCATAACGCCCGGCTCGGCATCGAGGCCGGTGGCTTTGTGGCGGTGCATGATGTCTTCCACAACAAGCTGTTCCTAGGACGCCCGGCAGGCGGGGTGCTGCCGCCGTTCTGCGGCGAGGTAACCGACCACCGCATTGCGATGCTGCGGGTCTGGGTCTCAAACACCTACGGGCGCGACTTCACTGAAAAGCATGTGCGCGATGCTGTCACCACAATGGCAGTGGAGAACCCGTTTAACCCAATCGTCGAGATGCTGGCCGACGCGGAAGCCAACTGGGACAGGGTTAAACGGCTTGATCGTATGGCGGTTGACTATTTCGGCTGCCCTGACACGCGGCTGAATACACAATGCGTACGTAAGACGATGATTGCGGCCGTTGCGCGTGCGCGCAACCCGGGCTGCAAGTTTGACACCATCCTGGTGTTGGAGAGCCCAGAAGGGTGGAACAAGTCGAGTGCGTGGGCGATCCTGGCCGGGGAGGGTAACTTTTCAGATGAGCGCATTATCGGGCACGCCAGCCGCGAGGTGGTCGAGCAGTTGGCCGGGATCTGGATCCACGAGAATGCCGACTTGGCGGGGATGAAGAAGGCCGAGGTCGAGACCGTCAAAGCATACGCCTCGCGCGCTGTCGATCGGGCACGGCCGGCCTACGGGCATTTCTTGGTTGAGCAGCCACGCCACTCGATTGAGATCGGCACGACAAATAGCGACAAGTATCTGCAATCACAGACCGGCAATCGTCGCTTTTGGCCGCTGCGCATGGAGCGGCGCATTGACCTGGCGGCGCTACGCGCGGTGCGGCTGCAGCTCTGGGGTGAGGCGGCCGCGGCGCAGACCGCCGGTGAGAGCTTGGTGCTTGATGAGGATCTATGGGGCGCCGCGGCGATCGAGCAAGAAGAGCGGCGGGTGGCACACCCTTGGGAAGCAGTGTTGGCAAGCATGTGCGTGATCCCGTCTACGATTGGCTACACGGCCGGGACGGGGCTGTTTGTCATTCATCGTGTCGGGCTCGAGGACAGGGTGTCTTCGGTTGATATTTTTACCAAGGTTTTGAACATCCCCGGAGGGCAAATGCATCGAGGTCATTCGATGGCCGTGGCCGAGATTATGCGCCTTTTGGGATGGGAAAATAAACTCGTGCGAATTGATGGTAACCCAGTAAAGGGTTACGCGCGCCCGGTCGGCAGCGAGGTTGGAAGTGGTATTTGAATGCCTTGTGTAACCGCTGTAACCGATTGTAACCGGTTACGGCGAAACTAACACTTTTCATTTTTGTGGAACAAGGGGAGAACGCACGTCAGTAAACCACAAGTCTTAACTCAAATAAGGGTTACAAGGGTTACATCGGTTACAGCCTAGAAACTAAAAGAGAATTTTGTAACTGATAGGAATAAATAGGAGTTACAAAGGGTTACAACGCCGACAACAACGGAGCACCAAAATGACGACGCTAAATCGATGTGTGGCTGCGCTCGCAGCCACCCTGTTCGCGACCCCTGCGGCCGCCCAAAAGGGCGACCGTTACCCTGACCCGGATCTCGACGGTCCGCGGGTGGTGCGCACCATCCCGATCACGCCGTCCTTCGATCAGCGTTGGTTCGGGCCGGCGGCATCCGACCGCTGGATCAGTAATCAGCCCCCGCCCAGTGATCGGTTCACCCCGAAGGAGCAAAATGCGCCCACGGGGCTCCCAGAGGCCACGGGGGTGGTTCCTGTGCCGGGCAATCGGCTGCGGCATGATCCGATCCGAACCCAGGTGGCTTTGCCGAAGGCCAAGAAGCTGGGTGAGGACGACCGCCCGGCCCAGGTGCTGTGCATCAAGAACCAGATGCGGACGGTGTGGTACGGCTCCTCGTGGAGGTGCCGCAAATGAATGAGGACATCTACCGGGCGGCCATGCAGCGCTGGGAGGCGCTGTCGCAAAAGGCCAATGAGGTGTTTGCCGGTCAATCGATGGAGGACGTCGGCGGCGCCTTAGCGTTATTAACCGCCATGCTGGTGGCCGGCATCATGCAGGACGAGGATCTTGACGACCACGACCCCAAGGCCGTGGCAATGGCGATTGTCGCGCAGCACGGAAACATGGTGATGAGCCTCATCCCGTCGTTTCTCGAGGCGGTTGAGGCGGGCGGTGGCTGGGATAAGTTTAGCAAAAAGGGGAGGCACTAATGGACTGGAACGGAAAAATTGAAATGTCGGGCATGACTGAGACCCGTCAACATCGCGTGGCAGCGGGTCTGGCGGCGGTGCAGGAGGTCGAGGCCGAACGCGACGCCTGCCAGGGAAAGTTTGATAGTCTGCAAACTGAGTACCGCGGGCTGAAAGCCGAGCACGACGCCCTCTCGCTCGCCTACGAGCGGGCGCAGAATGACATCACCACCTGGCGGCAGGACCGCGATGAGGCGGTGAGCAAACTGGCGGCGTTTGAGGCGGTATTCAACGCGGTCTTGAGTGTGATGCAAAAGCATCGCGCCGGCATCCAGGAGGATACCGGCGCGACACCAAAGGCCAAGCCTACCAGCGGGTAATTTCGAGGTCGTAAATATCCCTTCCGGTACGCGGGTTAACCTTTTTGATCAGGCGCATGTCCATCGGCACGTCCAAGGCGACGTTGCCGGTGGCCTCGATGGCCGTGTCGACAAACTCGCGCAGCTCGTAGAGGTCGCGGACCTGGCGACCCTCGATCAGCTGATTGCCCGGGAATAGGCTTTCGAGTTGGGTCATTGTGGCGTTCCTTAGATCTTGTTGATGCGGATGACGTCGCCGGGTGTGACGCTCCAGCTGTTTCGCAGGAGCTTTATGAGGGCGGTGGTGCCGACGTGGTCGACCTCAAATTCGTCCTTCACGGGGGCGTCGTACGTGGCCAGGAGTTCCTTGTGGGCGTTGAAAAGCTGGATGCGGACTGCGGTCATGGTCGTGTGCTCCGTTGAGTGAGGGTTATTCGGCAACCAGCTTGGTTTTGATGCCGCGCGCCCAGAGGATGTTCTGGCGATCCTTGGCGACTACGTAGAGGTGGCCGGTCTCTTCGGTCTTGCCGGTCTCGGTGTTGATCAGGCTGTAGGTCTCGAAGTGGCCTTTGGTGATGCGCGCGTCCATCTGCTTGCTCCGTTGTTGATGACGTAATCCTATCAAACTATGCCAACCTGTCAATAGCCAATTTGACATATTTTCAGAAAAGTTTATCTTGAGCCGCAGCAATAGGATGAGGCTCACTATGGATACGAGTTGGCGCACTAACCGGACAATGTCGCCGCGCGATTATGATCGGACGATCACTGCCTTGGGCCTGAACCAGTCCTCCGCAGCACGCTTTCTTGGCGTCTCGCAGCGCACCAGCGCGCGCTACATCAGCGGCGAGGCTAACGTCCCACCCGCGACCGTCATGTTGCTGCGGCTGATGGCACAGCTCGGCCTCTCGCATGGGGTGCGAACGCGTAAGGCGAAGCGTCGACCCGTGGTAGCCGACCACCTAACTCCCCCTACGGCTTGACTATTTCGCACTGACTGACGCATGGTCCTGCGCCGGGTCGCGGGACGCTTACGCTCATGTCACATTTGCGGGTGGTCCCGATCACGGACCATGAGACGGCACGCGCACGCGCCAACCTCTTGTCCGACCTGGCGTTGCTGGCCATCAAAATCGCTGACGAACTGCACGCCATCGATCAGCGCCTGCGTGCGCTGCGCGCTGATATTGAGCGGTTGCAACAGGGAGGGGCTACGCCGAGCTAAGTGCCTGTAAAAGCTAGGACAATAGTAGACGTGCGGTCTTTGGCACGCGTGCATACTGAGAGCGCGATACGGCGCATTGAGGGTCTCGCCGAGAATGCGCTGGACGAAGGCGTGAAGCTGGCGGCGAATAAGACGTTGCTTGATCGTGGCTGGGGCGTGCCGACGCAAAAACATAAACATAGCGGCGATGAGGAAGAAGGTCCGATTAACGTTAATCTCGTTTATCGCGTGAGGACTAAGAAATAATGCCCGACGTCGACCTGCCGCATAATGGTTGGGAGGAGCGCGAGTATCAGCAGCCGCTCTGGGACTATTTAGCGGACGGCGGCAAGCGTGCGTATGCGGTGTGGCACCGGCGTGCCGGCAAAGACGACATCGCGTTGCACTACTGCGCGATGGAGATGCACAAGCGGGTCGGAAACGTCTGGTACTGTTTGCCCGAATACAATCAGGGCCGTAAGGCGATTTGGACCGCGGTTAATCCGCACACCGGCATGCGTCGTATCGATGAAGCCTTTCCGGATATTTTAAGAGAAAATACCAACGACAACGAAATGTTTATCCGCTTTAAAAACGGATCGACATTTCAGGTCGTAGGCAGCGACCAACATTCGCGCACGGTTGGCGCATCGCCGATGATTATCGTGTTCTCGGAGTGGTCGCTCGCTAATCCTAGTGCGTGGGCCTATTACCGGCCTATTCTCGAGGAGAATAACGGCGTCGCGGTTTTTATTACGACGCCAAGGGGACGCAATCACGCGCACGCGATGGCGCTCTACGCCGAGCAGTCACCTGACTGGTTCTATCAACTGCTCACCGTCGAGGACACCGGCGCGCTCACAGTCGAGCAGCTTGCTGAAACCAAGAAGGAATACGCCGCGGTGTTCGGCGTCGACATGGGCAATGCGCTCTACCGTCAGGAACTGTACTGCGACTTCAACGCGGCTGTGCTCGGCGCCTTCTATGCCCACGAGATGGCGCAAGTGCGCGCTGAGGGGCGTATTGCCGAGATCTCGCCCCCGCCCGGCACGCCAGTCAACAGGGCTTGGGATTTGGGTATCGGTGATGACACCTCGGTGTGGAAATGGAGCATTGTCGGAAGTCAGGTGTTCATCTACTCGCATCTGGCAACCAGCGGCGTTGGCCTTGAGTGGTGGCGCGATGCACTAGCGAAAGAGGACGCAGAGCATGGCTGGAAAGCCGGTGACGACTGGGTGCCGCACGACGCCAAGGCGCGCGAAATGGGCACCGGACGTTCCCGTGTTGAGACGATGCGCTCACTCGGCCTCCGGCCTATGCTGGTACCGGGTCACTCAGTTGATGATGGGATCAACGCAGCGCGGCGAACCCTGCCCCTTTGTGTGTTCCACCCGCGGTGCGAAGAAGGTGGCGTTAGTGCCTTAGAGCAGTACCGGCGCGAGTGGGACGACGACAAGAAGGCGTTCCGCGCCAGTGCCGTACACGATTGGACGAGCCATCCTGCGGATGCGTTTCGCTATTTGTCGCTGTCCTGGCGCGCGGCGCCGGCGCGCGAAGTGAAGGCGCCGCAGCGCACTGGCTTTGTCATTCCGCCACCGCGTGACGATCGGAAAGGGATGCGGCTATGAGCAGCTCGGGCGGCACCTACGTCGCTAAGCGTTTTCTGGCCGGCATGAATGACGACTACGTCAACGCCGATCATATCGTTCGCCTCTATTGGTCGACCGGCAAGCTGATGGCCGACATGGGCGTCGGGCCGCCTATTCATCTTAAGACCAGGGCGCCGGTAACTAGTCCAGGATTGACCGAGAACCCGATGCTGCACGTCGAGATGGTGAGCCTGTAAATGGCCGAGGAACCGTCAGACCGCGTTGACGATGACATTCGTCACGACGATCTCGAGTACAACCCTTCGCTCGAGCCCAAGAGCGCGAAGGCTTGGATCAACTTGCTCGAGGAGAGTGAGAAGGCATTCGAGGACTGGAACGATCGCTGCGATAACATCGATAAGCGCTACGCTAATCTCGAGCGGTTAGCGCAGATGAACCGCGATCGCGAGTTTCAGATGTTCTGGGCCAACACGGAAGTCTTAAAGCCAAGCATCTACGCCAAGCCGCCAGTCCCGGTTGTGGTACCAAAATTCAAGGATAGGAGACCGGTCTATCAGGCCGCCTCCGAATTGCTCGAGCGCTGCTGTGTGGTGTCGTTCGACCTGGCGCATATCGACGAGTTAATGAAGCTGGTGCGCGACGATGTCATCTTGCATTCGCGCGGCGTTGCCTGGTGTCGCTATGAGAGCGCCGGCAAGGACTACGACTACGAGAAAGTGTGCATTGATCATAAAAATCGACGCGACTTCCTGCACGGCTTGGCGCGCAACTGGCGTGAGGTGCCCTGGGTCGCGGCGGCGAGCTACTTAACGCGCGAGGAGGCGCGCGATCGCTTCAAGAAGTATTCCGGTTACGCCTACCAAGACGCCGAGTACAAGGTCGACCGCGACGCCGAGGAGATCGGCGGCACTGACAATCGTGAGCGCGCCAAGTTCTGGGAGATCTGGCACAAAGAGATGCGCCGCGTTGTGTGGGTCGCCAAGGGTTGCGAAGACATTCTCGATGAGGACGAGCCGCATCTCAAGCTGCAAGATTTCTTCCCGTGCCCCAAACCCGCGTACAGCACGGTGCAGCCCGGCTCGCTTATTCCCGTCCCCGAAGTGCTGCAGTATCGCGACCAGCTCGACGAGGTGAACGACCTTACCGCACGCATTCACGCACTGTCGCAGGCGCTGCAGGCGAAGGGGTTCTATCCGGCGGGTGGCGGCGAGCTGGCCGAGGCGATCGAGACTGCGCTGAAGATGAACACGCCCGGCACCATCATGGTGCCGATCAGTAACTGGGCGGCGTTTGGTGGCTCGAAGGAGACCATCATCTGGATGCCGATCGACATGATCGCCGCGACTGTCACGCAGCTGGTGACGATCCGCAAGCAAGTGATTGACGACATCTACCAGGTGACGGGCCTGGCCGACATCATGCGCGGCTCGACTGACGCGCGCGAGACGCTCGGCGCGCAGGAGCTCAAGACGCAGTTTGGCTCAACGCGCATTCGCGACAAGCAGCAGGAGCTGGTGCGCATTGCCAAGGACTTGGTGACGATCAGCGGCGAGATCATGACCGAGGAGTTTAGCCAGGTCACGCTCATTGAGATGTCACAGACGCAGCTGCCGACGCAGGCGATGCAGCAGCAACAGATCCAAGAGCTGCATCAGCAGATCCAGCAACAGCAAATGCAATGGGAGCAGGCGCAGGCTGACCCGCGCTTTGCCCAGAAGCAGCAGACCGACCCGCAGGCGGTGCAGCAGGCGCAGCAACAGGTCGAGCAGGCGATCGAGACCGGGCAGCAGACGCTCAAGCGCATCAATGAAAAGCCGACGCTCGAGCAAGTGATGCGCTTCCTCAAGGACAAGAAGTCGAAGGCGTTCACGCTCGACATCGAGACCGATAGCACGGTGATGATCGACGAGAACGGCGAAAAAGAGAGGAGAGCCGAGTTCCTCGGGGCGCTGACCCCGATGCTGCAGCAGATCGACACCATGATGAGCAACATGCCGCAGTCGGCGGAGTTTTGTGGCGCGCTGATCAAGTTTGCGACCGCACCGTTCCGCGCCGGGCGCGAGCTCGACGGCTCGGTCGACAATCTGCTCGAGCAAATGAAGGTGAAGGCGGACCAGCCCAAGGGCAAGGACGCGATCACGCTGCAGAACGAGACCGCGCTGCAGATCGAGCAAATGAAGGTCGACGCCATTAAGGCGCGCGACAAGACCGAGGCCGAGCTCAAGCAGCAGGAAATGAGCATGCGCGATCGCCACGAGAAGATGAAGGTGGCGAGTAGCGAGAAGATCAAGATGGCCGAGATCAACAGTCGCCGCGGCGATGATGGCGGCAAGGCGCAGCAAACTCAGCTCAAGTTGGTGCACGACCGCGAAAAGCACGACATGGACATGGCTAAGCTGCAGGCCGATCAGCAGCGCGATGCACAAAAAGCTGCCTTGGATAGCCGGCGCGACGCCGAGAAGGCCAACATGCAGCAGGCCGCCCTGCGCGCCAAGCAGCAGGCCGACGCGCAACGCGCACAGGACCAGCGCTCGGCTCAGCAGTTTAAATTGATGCAGCCACCAGCGAGGCCGCCGCGATGATACGCGACGCCATTGCCGAGCTTCTGGCGCAACGGCAGCAGTTTCAGCAGCCACAGCGCCCGGTCGTGCCTAAGCCGTTCTTGCCGCAAGTGCCGCCGGCGCGCTCACTGCCGCCGACCATGATTGGCACGCCGCAGCGGATACAGCAGGCCGCGATCGCCGACCTGCTCGGCCAGGCGCAGCGCATGGTCGACCCGCCCGATCGGCTCGACCCGGACGGCTCCGATGCGATCGGCAAGGCGCTCAAGAAGCTCTTCGCTGATACCGGTACGCAGGGGAGTGGCGCGCCATGACCCCCGAGCAAAAGCAGTACGCGACTGGCGCGATCGTGATTATCGGCTCGATCGCGATCCTCGCGATCATGTGGTTTGCCTTTGGAGCGAACCGATGAGCATCCGCACCACGGTGTACGTCTTGCTCGCCGTCGCCGTTGGCGCGGCGATCGTCGCGCTGATGATGCAGCCGCAGGGGGCGCATTAACATGGCCCTTGGTGATTTTGCCCGGCTTGACGATTACGATCCGAACGCGACGTTCCCGCCTGTGCTCAGTGCGGAGGAGGCCGCGGCGCTGCGCCTGGCGCGCGGTGTGCGCCGTCCGTCTGAGTTTAGTGACGAAAGTATCGACAAAATAGCCGAAGGTATACCGCGCGGCGCGCTCAATATCGCGCAGGCGCTGGCGCAGCCGATCGAGAAGCTGACCAATTTCTCACGCTCGCGCGTCGGCGCCTATGGCGGCCCGATGACCGAGCTCGAGGCGACGTTGCAGAACCAAATTGGCAAAGACGTGACCGACTACGCGCGCTCACAATTGCCGGTGCGCTCGCCGCTCGGCAGTCTGGCGCAGACCGACATGCGCGGTGGCACGCTGTTCGCTGGTGGCGGACGACGCACACCGCGACCGACCTACACCATTGAGGCCGCGCCGCCAGCGGTAAACCCGCGCGCCACGATCGGCGGCAATCAACCTCCGCCCGAGGCAGCAT